TATTTTTGATCATGGATGGCGAATTGGTTGGCACAGTTAATCGTTAATCAACCCAAGGGGCGCAAGCCCCTAAAGGAACAAACATGAAACACATCGAAACGCTACCGTACAACGATGCTCGCATTATGGTAGACACTGGCTTAGACCACGTTGTCATCATCCATGACGATTTGCTGGAAGAACTGGATTGCTATTTTTGCCCCGTCACGGGCAATTTATGGCACGCCTACCTTGGGCAAGCAGACCTTTACAACGTGCTGTCTGCCGCTGTCATTGATAGCCTAGAACGCGAATACAAATCGAAATGGGAGGACGACTATGTTTGACATAGAACATTACAAAAAACCCCGTGATTGGGCGCAAGTTGCCCTCTGGATTGTTTCGGTAGCCGCTATTGTGGTAGTTTTGTTTGACCTTTTTGTTTGGAGACCGTAATGAAATACGCATTTTTACTACTGGCGCTAGTGGGTTGCAGCCACTTTACCGAAACAAAACTAACCGAACAAGAACTGATCATGGATAAACAAATCCAGCCAATGGGCAGAAATGAGGTAATAGACGCAATCAAACAATGCGAAAAGAATGGCCTTAGAGCCATCACGATTTACGGTAAACGCAAGATCAATGGTTACACCGCCGAGACTTTGGTGGATGTGACCTGTGGCCCAAAATTTTACTAAGGAAACAACATGAAACAAATCGCAACCGCATTGGTTAAAGCACAACGAGCCTTTGGGCCAGCCCTGAAGTCCTCTACAAACCCGCATTTCAAGTCGCGCTACGCTGACCTTGCCGCTTGCGTAGAAGCGGTTATTTCAGGCTTGAACGACAATGGCATTGCGCTGATCCAGAAGTGCTACGACTGCGACAACGGCGTGATGGTGGAAACCATGTTTGTCCACGAATCTGGCGAGATGCTCGAGTGCGGTGTATTGCACGTTCCAGCCAGCAAACAAGACCCACAGGGCTACGGGTCAGCGTTGACCTATGCCAGACGCTATTCCTTGATGGCCGCCTGTGGTATTGCGCCAGAAGATGATGATGGCAACAGCGCCAGCCGCCGCACCGAGATCAAGTCCACGGTTAACGAAAGCCAAGTAGCTGACCTGATGGCGGCAATGGACGAGACAAACACGCTAGAGGAACTCCAAAAGACCTACAAAGCCGCCTATGCCGCCGCTAATGGCGACCCAGCGTGGCAGAAACAGGTTATTGCGCGTAAGGATGCCAAAAAATCTACATTGGAGGGCAAATGAAACAAGAAATATCCCTGAACACCTTAATCATGGCCAAGCAAGCCCTTGAGGGACTGACCCAATGGCATTTGGAAAAGGCAATCAAGGACACGGCTGAATTTGACCGCACTGCTGATTTGCGGAAAAAAGCCTACAAAGCCATCAGCCAACTGGATTTGGCTTTATTGATTCTTTTGCAACAAAAAGTGGAGATTACAGATGGAACAACGAACTGAAGATTGGTTTGCCGCCCGTTTGGGCAAGGTAACCGCTAGCAAAATTGCAGATGTAATGGCAAAAACCAAAACAGGTTATGCCGCCAGCCGCGAAACATACATGACTCAATTGGTGCTGGAACGCATCACAAAGACCAAAGCAGACGGTTTTACATCACAAGCTATGCAATGGGGCATTGACCAAGAACCTTTTGCACGGGCGGCGCTGGAATTGCATCAAGGTTATCTTGTGCAAGAAACTGGATTTGTGCCACACCCTACCATTGAAATGGCTGGCGCTAGTCCAGATGGTTTGATCAATGATGACGGAATTTGTGAAATCAAATGCCCAGAATCTAAGGGAATGATTGAAACCTTATTAACCCAAAAAGTTCCTCAAAAATACTATGCCCAGATGCAATTCCAACTTGCCTGCACAGGCAGAAAGTGGGCAGATTATTGTGTGTTCGATCCCAGAATGCCAGAAAAGGCGCAATTATTTGTTGCACGAATTGATCGTGACGACAGATATATCGCAGAAATTGAAGCTGAAATTGTCAAGTTTTTAGCTGAAGTCAATTCCCAAGTCAAACAATTAACCGATTACATAGAAAGCAGACCATGAAAAAATTTAAAGATATTGTCGTTGCCACAGGTACTTACATTAACACCACAGGTGAAGAAAAGAAAAGATGGAAAACAATTGGCGCAATTTATTGGGAAGGCAATACAGAAAAATTGTCAGTTAAGTTAGATTCAATTCCATTTGTGGGCGGCGGTTGGGACGGTTGGGCAACGTGTTTTGAACCAGAAGATAACAAATTTGTTAAATCTGACAGACCAAACAAAGTAAGAAGGGATCAAGAAGATGACATACCTTTTTAAACGCGCACGGTCAAGAGACCCAGTGACCAGCCATGCCGCAGCCGACCAAGCCAGCTTTGCAAGTCAGCACTTTGACCAGATTTTGGATTGTCTCCAACGGTTTGGCGCTCGGGGCAAGGACGGCATTGCAGAGCTGACCGGCTTGGACGGCAATCAGGTAGCCAGGCGGTTACCTGAGATGGCAAGGTTGGGCATGGTTGAGCTAACCGGAAAAACCACTAAGTCAAAGTCTGGCAGAGCAGAGCGTGAATGGCGTTTTGTGCCTGTACAGCGGGAATTGATATGAGTTATCTTGTTGCGTCACTACCGCCCTTACAGTGCTTTATTAAGGCCGAGTTTCTATACAACCACACCAAAGGGCATGGCGAGCTTGTGCCTTGCGTGTGGGTCAGTCTTAAAGCCATCAGAGGGCAAGTGTTTAGGATTGAGTCGCTACTGACCGAATACGGCGCTTTGTACGATAAATTACCCATCCACGCTTATGTGTGGAAAAAGGGCGCTAGTGACCTACCTGTGGACATTTTGCAGCTATGGGATTGCATGGGTTACAGGTTTACTATTGTCGAAAAGATTGGTTTGCGTAACCTTGGCGTTAAGTTTCTTGGCAAAGATAAGCAATGGCACTTTGGCACATATATGTTTACCGTAGACTTTTGCGCTGATGGTATGGACGTTGACACCGGCTTTACCGAGACCGCTGAAGAACACAAATCTTTTAATTTCATCAAGTTGGAATCGGGACAGTTTGCCGCACAACCCAACAACCGATGCCTGTGGTATGACCAAAGCCTGATTCATCAAGCCAAGTTCCCTGATTTTCAGGCAGCAAAAACCATTTATTCAGTCGATGGCACACGCAAGTGGACGGCTGGAAATGATTGGTTTTATTCAATAAACGAACATGATTAGCCGCATTATTGTGTGCTTGTCAATGATGGGCGTTGGTGGTTATAACTTGCTACCACCAGCGCCCCTCAACGTTTACCAAATACAGCGCAAGTCAAAAGAAAAGTCAATCAGCGAGCTATGCCAAAAACCTAAAAAAACCAAAACCGTACAGGAGATATGCGACCGATGGAAGAAGTAATCATCACCATTGCAATTTTGTTTATAGGCGCAATTGTTGGCATTGGCGTTGTTGTTGCCTTACTGCACTTTTTTGCAGATTAAACATTACGCTCGAAATGCGGGCAATCCACCAAATTGGAAAAATTACCGCCCCACCGATTTTTGACATTTAAAGATTCCCAATACACACCCAAAGGCGCTATGGTGGCTTTATCCCAAATGATTTTGCCATCTTTAAAAAAGTTTAGGTCAATGGCGCACCGTTTTAAGTGGATGGATTTCATGGTCTTAGAACGGCCTGTTTTGACGTAAATGGCTTGCTGTTCTGGTGTGCGAGATAGTTCCCCACCAGTGACCATAAAACCTTGCTCTGTGGCGTACTGGATCAATTTGCAGGCATCCAATAGGAATGCGGCTTGTTCAGTGCTTAGGCTCATTTTTTACCTCGCATATCAGCAAGTTTTTCAATTGTGCGCCCACCAAAGTAAGCACCCATGATTAACATCCCCCAGTTGCCCAACAGGGTGACATAGGATTCATTGGCGTTGTAGCCATACGCTGACATCATGGCAAACAAAAAATAGCCTAGAAAGATGGCTATAAGGCTCATAGGGCGTATGTTTTTGGACAGCCAAGAGTCGCTAGACATATCTGCTTGCCAGCGGTCTGTAACGTTATCTGCGTCACTCTGCGCGGCCTTTGCCAACAAGTCAAGCTCGGCTAGTTCCATCTTGGCTTTTTCAATGCCCAGCTCGAGCAATCTTTCCTCATGGGCGTATTGCAGCTCTCTGAGCTTGCTAACGTCCTCTGGTGTAGGGTTGTCAGGAATCTTTACGCCCAACGTGTTTTCGACCACTTCCTTGCCTTTGGCTTGAATGGCGCTAGATAGCAAGCCAAGGCCGTTTTGGGCAAGTGTGCCAAGCAATGATGCGACTATGGGAATCATTTTTTATTCTCCAGTTGAGTAATGAGGCGGCGAATAATGGCTTGCTGTTGTTTGTTTTCTTGTTGTACGACTAGCATATCAAAGTACATTGATGCCATCAAGTATAAGAACAGCGGCAAAATCAACATCACCGCAATCAGTGAAATCAAAAAAACTATTTGCCCGTTGTCATTTGTTTGATTGACCATAACAGGAGGTGGAGGTATATAGTAACTGTCAGAACTGCCGCGATTATTAGGGCTTTGTCTTGCAGATTGCTGAGTCTTTTTCTGCGTTGCCATTTGCGCTGAATCTCCATTTGGCGATCAAGTTCAATCTGCTTTTCGTTTTCTTCGTTCAGTTTTTTATATTCTTCCTCAAACCTTGACCAGACTGCACCTAATGCTGGGTCTGTGTGGTAGATCAAAAACTCACGCAATTCTACTGATTGTCGTTCCAATTCAATTTGATGAAACACATTTTCTAATGCTTGTGCTTTCATTGACTTGGTTTTGGGCGGGTCAAGTTCTTGGCGCTTAACTTCTTTTTTTATCTCTTCATGCGAGTCAAAGAATTGTCCAATGAATCCAGATATTTCCTTGGTGATCTTGTAAAGGTCTGTACCCGCAGCTTTCGCATCCTTGTACAGAGCCACGCCCTGCTTGATTCCAGCTATTGCAGCAAGCGCCAGCGTGATCGGTTCAATTTCACGCTCCTAGAGCTTTAAAACAAGCGTCAACAGCATCCCAATTATGGCGGCACATGACCCTATCAATATCTGCTCAATGCGCTTTAAACGTGCGTTAATGCTGTCGTAGCGCAGCTCACACACGGCCTCATGCGTATCTACCCGAGCCTCAATTGGTGTCATGCTATTACCTCAATCCATGTCAATGTTGATTCATCCCAGTTATACATTTTTCCATCTGTGGGATATGCAACAGGCGCAGCCCAACGACAAGTTTCCTCTACCAGTGTCCAACTTGGATATGGTTGAGGGGCAATAAACGCATTTCTTTGCTCATCAAAGGTGTAACCAATGCCAGCATAGTTCTTGCGAATCTTGCCGTTGTAACTGGTTTGCTTCCAATCTCCACCAAACAATCTTTCGCAGAAAGCCGCACCGATATATTCTTTTTCTGTGCCATCAGCAGACGCTGTGTCAGCATTGCCCACCACAATAACTTGCGTGACAATGCCGTTTTCAATCTTTGCAAAGTGTGCCATTAGTTTTTCCCCGAAAGTTTTTCAATTTGTGCGGTTGTCCAAATGGTTGGAATGGAGTCTTCAAACGCTTTTATCTTTTCCATTGTTGCGTCAATTTCTTCCCATGTTGGACATGGGCGGTCATCTTCCCATCTTGTGATGGTGCGGTTGCTGATTTCCCACTTTGCACCTGGGCGTAGCAACTGCATTGCCGTATCAATGCCGTAGAGTTGGTAGATTTTTGTCATATCAATTCAACTTCAAAATTACAATGCCAGAACCGCCAGCACCGCCTGTGCCAGTTGCAGAGCCAGCACCGCCACCGCCACCGCCTAGATTAGCAGTT